ATTCTTGACTTTATGTGCATTCTCTAGTATAATATCTATAAATAAATGAGAGAACCTATGACAGACATAGATTACGCATACAGGAACAAGATAGCCAAACTTTATTATGAAGATGGTGAAAGCCCATTAAGTGATGAAGAGTGGGACGCTTTAGAAGGCTCTCTTCTCAAGTCCACAGATGGTGCTGAACTCGAGGTTGGTTATACTGCCGACTCCGGTGTTCAACACCTCTATCCTATGTATTCGTTACAGAAAACTTTTTCTCTTGAAGAAGTAGATGAGTGGTCTAACAACCACTGGCCCTGTAGTAAAACTCCTAAGTTGGACGGTGCTGCTATATCTCTCATTTATGATAAAGGAGCGTTAGTACGAGCTACAAGTCGTGGGGACGGTAAAACAGGGGTTGACATTACAGCTAATGTACGTCTCCTTAAAACAGTCCCTTGGAGAATTAACTATAGTGATTACTGTCAGATTGACGGTGAAGTAGTAGCACCAAGTAGTATTCCTAATGCAAGAAACTTTGCAGCAGGTGCCTTAAACCTTAAGAGTGAAGAAGAGTTTAAAGAACGAAGACCTTACTTATTTTTTGTAGTACATGATATGCGACCAAATGGTGACTTTTTGTACTGGTCAGATAAACTACTTCACTGTCAAAAATTAGGTTTCTATACAGATATTAGCTTTATTGCTACTGACTACCCTACAGATGGTGAAGTCTTTAGGATTGATAATCTGGAAGCATGGGAAGATTGTGGTTTTACTGCACATCATCCCAGAGGTTCTTTAGCTTATAAAGAACAAAAGGAAGGAGTAGTAACCAAACTACTAGGTGTAGTCTGGCAAACAGGTAAGTCTGGAGTGGTAACACCAGTAGCAGAATTAGAGCCCGTTATGGTTGGGGATGCACAGGTTTCCAGAGCTACCTTACATAATATGCAATACATTGAGGAGTTAGGATTAGAAATTGGTTGCGAGGTCGAAGTCATACGCAGTGGTGAAATCATCCCCCGTATTGTCCGACGAGTTAACTAAAAATAATTCTTGACAATAATCTCAAAATTAGATATAATATACTTTCAATTTCAGAGGAGTCCCCATGCAAGCGATACTAGCCCCTACTACTTGTAGTTCGTGCGGTTTTGTGTTGGCGTGGAGAAACGACTTATTGTTTTGTGAGAACACCGAGTGTCCTGCACAAATTAGTAAACAAATTGAGCACTTTGCCAAGACCCTAAAAATTAAAGGGCTTGGGCCAAAGACTATAGAAAAGCTGTCAATTACCTGCTTATGGGAATTATATGCGCTTGACTATGACCTTACAAAGATTGCTCTCTCCTCAGAACGGCTGGCAGATAAGCTATTTGTAGAGATTGAACATAGTAAGAAAGCTACATTGAACCAATTACTACCAGCTTTTAGTATACCCTTAGTCGGAAAGACTGCAACAGAGAAATTGTCCACAAAAATTAGCTATCTCACTGAGCTTAGCATGGGCAAATGTCGTGACGCGGGTCTTGGAATTAAGACTACTGAGAGTTTAATGGATTGGTACGAAGATGAATGGATTAATAATTTTGAGTTTTTACCGTTTGATTTTAAGTTTGAGAAACCTAAAGATAAAGTAGAAGCTCTTGGTACAGTATGTATTAGTGGTAAACTAACAAGTTTTAAAACTAAAGCTGACGCAACCCAGGCACTAGCAGCCCAAGGATACGCAGTAAAAAGTACTATTACAAAAGATGTAACCATTCTCGTGAATGAAAGTGGAATAGAATCTGCAAAAACAAAAAAGGCCAGAGAGTCTGGCATAACAATAGTAACTAATCTATTAGATTTTATAGGAGAAACCAATGGCAACACTGCCTAAGTGGACTGATGAGCGTACTGACGAGCTCACTAATTTCGTCGGTGATGAAGTACCAATTTCTCAAGTAACTGTAGCAGAAGCTGCAGACCAGCTTGAGACTACTACACGGTCAGTTTCTAGCAAACTGCGTAAAATGGGTTTTGAAGTAGAACTTGCTTCAGCTAAAAGTGCACGCGCTTTCAGCGAGTCTCAAGAAGCTACTCTCTCTGCTTTTGTCGAAGGCAATAGCGGCGAGTATACCTATGCAGAGATCGCATCTCACTTTGAATCTGGGGCTTTTAGTCCTAAATCTATTCAAGGTAAGATCCTTTCTATGGAACTTACTGGCCATGTTAAAGCTGCTCCCAAAGTGGAGACTGTAAGAACTTATTCCCCCGAGGAAGAAGATATCTTCGTAGCTATGGTTAAAGATGGTGCTTTCGTGGAAGCGATTGCAGAAAAGCTTGACCGTACTGTAAACAGTATTCGTGGTAAGGCTCTTAGCCTTCTTCGTTCCGGCGAAATCGACGCTATCCCCCGTCAAGAGCATACGAAAGGCTCAGCAAAAGAAGATCCTTTGGCTGACCTGGGTGATGTTTCTGATATGACAGTAGAATCAATTGCAGAGACAATTGGTAAAACTGCCCGAGGTGTCAAAACTATGCTAACCCGTCGTGGGCTGACAGCGTCAGACTATGATGGAGCTGCAAAGAAAGAAAAAGCTGCTGCTTCCTAAGAAGTAGTACATCCATGTAGCTAGGACAAGGGGTTGTTCTGGCTACATTTCACTCGGGGGAACCATTGAATATCGCAAGTGCTTTTATAAAGCAAGTTTTAGATGTGCAAGATTTTGAATCTTGGTCATCAGTGCGTAAGCATTACTTGCCTGTAGCCTATCACAGATTATTTTCTGAGATAGACAAGCACTGCGAAAAATTTCATAAGCTCCCCACGTTTGAAGACCTCAAGTTTGAGCTAAGAGATAGTGCCACTAAGGAACTTCTCTTTGCCATAGATTCTGTTGAAGTAGATGCGGATGCGTATATGCTTCTTCAGTATCTGAAAAATGAGTATACTCAAAAAGAGATACTACTGTCACTTGAGGACTACGTTGATAACTCTATGTCCTTTGAGGATGCAGAGGAATCTGTAGGACACTTACATCAAATCGTTCTTGATATCGAAAACAAAGTAGACCTTCAAGAACCACAAGAGAGTATGCAACGTATTCCCTTGTTTGAACCTGATGAAGAGTTAGGAAAGTACCTGCCTCTCGGCTTAAATACCGATAATGACTACGAGATTTCGTTCTCCCCCCGAGACTTAATCTTAGTAGGCGGTCGTCGAGGGGCGGGGAAATCTATTACCTGCTCTAATATTGCTAACAATGTCTATGAATCTGGAAAGTCTGCAATCTATTTCACTATTGAGATGGATAGCCGAGCGATACTGCAACGGTGTTGTTCGATTGCAACTGAAGTACCTTTTTCACGCCTACGCGCTAAAAATCTTAACGTAACGGAATGGGAAAAGGTTGCTAGTTGGTGGGCTGCCCGATATCAAGATAGCCAAGAGCGACTTGCAGAGTACCGAGATCATCGAGACTTTGAAAAGTTCCACGATAAACTAAAATCTACTTGTGAGCTTCTCCCATCTCAACAGTTAGATGTAGTTTATGACCCCTCTCTTACTATCTCTAAGATAAGAGCCGAGCTTGATAAAAAAATTAAAAGCAAGATGGATGTGGGCGTAGTTATAGTCGACTATATCAATCAAGTTAAGCGATCTAGTATACCTTCTCGTGGAGGGCAATACGATTGGACAGAACAAATAGAAGTTAGTAAGGCTTTGAAGAGCATGGCGCAAGAATTTGAAACCCCAATATTCTCGCCGTACCAAACAGACGCTAGCGGTGAAGCTCGATTTGCCAAAGGTATTCTTGACGCTGCTGATGCAGCATATTCTATGGAACCATGGAGTCAAGAAGATGGTTGTATCACATTTAACTGTGTTAAGATGAGAGCAGCCGCTATGCGTTCTTTTACCTCTACAATGGACTGGGAAACATTAAAAATTGGCCCAGAATCTTCTCTAACCCCCAAGGAGAGAGAAGCAAACGATCAAAAGACTGGTGAAGACATAGACGACCTGTAAAAATATATCTTGACATTTAATGTCATCTTTAGTATAATATCAACATGAAAAAAGCAAAAGAAACAAGTAAAGAAACAGAAGAAATTCTGGAGTTCATAGAGAGTTACAGGAAGAAAGTACGAGACATGCTTGACTTAAATTCAGACGGTCAAGAAGAAGATTCAGATTATAAACCTCACGAAAGGATTTAATGGAAGTAGAAAGGCTATTACAAGAGAAGAATATTTACTTCATGCAGAAGGGTGCGGATTACCTAGTAAGGTGTCTTAATCCTGAACATGGAGATAAAAATCCTAGTATGAGAATAGACCAGATTACTGGTATTTTCAATTGCTTTTCGTGTGGGTACAAAGGTAATTTATTCAATCATTTTGGGGAAAGGGCAAACCAACTACAACAACAGAGAGACCTTTTTAAAAAGAAAATTATACAAAAACGCTCCGAAAGTATTGGTTTGTCCTTTCCTCAAAATAGATTGCCGTATGTAGGAAACTGGAGAGATATTCGCCCTGAAACTTATAAGAAGTTCGAGGCTTTTCAACACTCACATAATGACCATGTGGGCAGAATAGTATTTCCAATTCGTGACATATCAGGTAATATAGTAGCTTTTCAAGGAAGACACACAACAGGTGGGACACCTAAGTACAAGTTCTCTCCTCCAGGAGCTAGGTTACCCTTCTTTCCTGTAGTAGAGTTTATACAAGGCTCTGTTATATTGGTGGAAGGTATCTATGATATGATAAACTTGCACGATAAAGGTCTGACTAATGCTGTGTGCTGTTTTGGAACTAATAATTATAATGAGGCTAAACTATCTATGCTCCGAGTACAAGGAGCAGAGTATGTGGAAATCTTTTTTGACGGGGATACCGCAGGTCAGACTGCGGCAGAAAATTTAAAGGGTGCGTGTGAGAAAGCTGGTCTCGTAGCTAGGAATATCCATTTCAAGGATACAGATCCTGGTGCACTATCCCAAACTTCAGTAAATAAATTAAAGAGGAAGTTATATGGCTAGAGTTGCCTTAGTAGAAACTAAACCGAGTAGAACTGATTTTAGACGAGAATTTGAAGGTGAGTTTGAGTTTGATCAGTATCAACTATGTTCGGATTCAAATATTAAAAAAGTATTAAAAAGAGATTGTGACATAAGTATCAATACAGATAACTATGACTGGCTTATACTAGTAGGTAGTGATGCGTTGAAGTACTTTACCAAAATTAATTCAGTAACAGAGTATTCTGGCAAGAAAGTAGAAGATAAATTCTTGCCTGTAATTAATCCCGCTATGCTGAAGTTCAAGCCCGAGGCTAGAAAGACTTGGGAAACTTCAAAAGAGAGTATAATCAACCACATCAAAGGATTGGTTGACGAGGTTATTATAGATGAGAGTATCGCTTTCGGAATTGAAGAAACAGAAGAGTGCAATGCCTTTATACAAGCAGCTATTGATCATAGTGGTACATATGTGGCACTTGACTCGGAGACAACGGGACTATATCCTAGGGATGGTTATATACTGGGTATATCGCTTTGTTATGATGGTCAGAAGGGAGTTTATATCAATACGGAATGTTTTGATGAGCGAACTGAAGACTTGTTACAAGAACTTTTTAGTAAGAAAACGGTAATATTTCACAATGCTAAGTTTGACATAGCATTCTTTGAGTATCACTTTAAGTTTAAGTTCCCTAACTTTGAAGACACAATGTTGCTCCATTACCTCATAGACGAGAACCCTGGAGGACATGGTCTCAAGCAGTTATCAATCAAGTATACTCCGTATGGCGATTACGAGAAGCCAATGTATGATTGGATGGATAACTATAGAAAAGAACATGGAATATTGAAAGCTGATTTTCAGTGGGAGTGTATTCCTTTTGATGTAATGAAAACTTATGCAGCTATGGATGCTTTATGTACTTTTCTCTTATATGAAAAGTTTGTTAAAATTAAGCAAAATGCTAAGCTGAAGAAAGTATACGATGAAATTCTAATTCCTGGTACTCGTTTTCTGATTGATGCACAGGATAATGGTGTACCTTTTAATAAAGAAAGGCTAAGCGTATCTCAAGAGTTAATGCAAACAGAAATAGATAAATCTGTGGACACCTTGTACCAGAACCCTGAGATATCTAAATTTGAGAAAATAAATGGAAAAGATTTTAATCCTAACAGTACTGTTCAGTTGCGTAGCCTTCTTTTTGACTTCCTTGGTCTCAACCCTACTGGGAAGAAAACAGGAACGGGTGCTAACTCAACGGATGCGGAAGTACTCGGAGAGCTTGCATCCCAATCTGAAGTTCCTGGACTTATCCTTGACATACGTCAACGATCCAAAATTAAAAATACTTATTTGGATAAAATCATACCGCAGTTGGATAGAGATAGCCGACTACGCACAGGGTTTAACCTTCACGGTACTACTAGTGGCCGTCTTAGCAGTAGCGGTAAACTTAATATGCAACAACTACCTAGGGATAACCCTATTGTAAAAGGTTGTATACAAGCCGCACCAGGACACAAGATTGTAGCAATGGATTTAACTACAGCAGAAGTTTACGTTGCCGCAGTTCTTGCTAAAGATAAGGCACTTATGGATGTATTCCGTTCAGGCGGAAACTTCCACAGTGCTATTGCAAAGACAGTATTTAAACTACCTTGTGATGTAGAAGATGTTGCAAGTCTATTCCCTGCTAGAAGACAGGCAGCTAAAGCAGTTACATTTGGTATTATGTATGGTGCAGGACCGAAAAAAATCAGTGAACAAGTTACAAAAGACTCAGGTACTTACTTCAGTCAAAGCGAAGCAAAAGAGGTTATTGATGATTATTTTAAGTCTTTTCACGCTCTTAAAACGTGGATTGAAACTAATCATAGATTCATTGAGCAAAACGGATTCGTCTATAGCTTCTTTGGAAGAAAAAGGAGATTACCAAATGTCAAATCATCAGACGCGGGCGTCCGATCTCATAGCATTCGTTCTGGTCTTAACTTTTTGGTCCAGTCTGCTGCTAGCGACATTAATTTATTGGGAGCTATAGACATGCACGCTTTTATACAGAAAGCGGGATATAAAGCTAAGATTTTTGCTTTAGTTCATGACTCTATACTTGCAGAAGTACCTTATGGGGAAGTGGATTTATACTGTGACCAGTTAGAATACTACATACAAATGGATAGAGGAATATCAATTCCTGGAGCACCTGTAGGCTGTGATTTTGATGTTGGAGATGACTATTCTATGGGTAAATTTGAGAAACAATATGGAAGCATGTAATAACCCTGATTGTGAAAATCAAGATGACTGTTGATATTTCTGCGAT